CAAGGACCACAAGGCCCAGCGGGTGCTACTGGCGCAGCGGGTTCAGATGGCTCAAATGGTTCAAATGGTTCAAATGGCTCACAAGGCGCACAAGGACCACAAGGAAACGCTGGCAGTAATGGCAGTAATGGCTCAACGGGTTCTACAGGGTCGCAAGGCCCAACGGGTAATACAGGTGCCACAGGTGGCTTCTCAACTAACTCAAATGCACAAGTAAACTCATTAGGCGTAGGTGTGTCAGCGAATGGTTCGGCGGGACAAATTCGGGCTACCAACAACATTACAGCTTACTATTCAGACGAAAGGCTTAAAACTTTCTCAGGTACAATCCCTGATGCTTTGGCAAAGATTACTATGCTTAATGGCTACTACTTTACTGAAAATGACCATGCTAAATCGTTTGGTTTTAATAACGATAGAGTTCAAGTCGGTGTGAGCGCACAGGAAGTACAAGCAGTGTTGCCAGAAGTCGTAACTGACGCACCGTTTAGTGGTGAATATTTAACTGTTTGGTATGACAAACTTGTGCCGCTTTTAATTGAAGCAATCAAAGAATTAAAAGCAGAAGTAGAGGATTTGAAAAGTGGCTCTACAAACTAGCGGTGCAATATCTTTAAACGACATTCATGTTGAAGTTGGCGGGAGTTCTGGGAGTTCTGTTGGCATTAACGATACTGATGTTAGAGACTTAACAGGTGTGGGAAGTGGTGGAACTAGTTCTTTTAATTCTTTTTATGGGAAAAGTGCTATTAATTCCGCAGGTCCAACAACAATTTCTTATTCTTATTGGGGATATGCCAGCCTTGGCGGTCACGTTTGGGGAGGTTATTACAATGACCTTTATGATAATTTCCGAATGAGCGACATAAACAACAATGGTATGTCTACCGCTAATTCTCAAACGTATTTCCCGTGGGGAAAATTAGGCTCTGCCGCTACTAATCCACTTCAGACACCATCTGGGTATTTAGTAAGAGGAATTGGTAAAGAGCAAACCTTTAACGATAAGGGAACTGCTACTGTTAGGTTTAATTTTACAATATCAGGTCATCATTCAGATTCTAACAGCGCATTCACTAGCGTAAGATTAAACAAAGGCCAAGGTAGCGATACAACCTTTACTAGAGCAAGTCGTACTTCAACTTCTCAAACTCATGCTTTTACCAAAAATGCGGATATCGGTTTCTTTCAAACAAATGACACTACAAGCCGAAACACATCTGACCCCATAACCCTGTGGAGTTGGACAGTAAGTTCACACGAAGGTGAACCAGCGACAAGTGCGGCTTGGAAAGCCCTGCTTGGTTGGGGTGATGGTTCAAATGGGTTTGTTTCAAATATGGAAATTTTATAATGAACCAACAAGAAACTATGACTGCCTTTTTAACAGAATGGCAAAGAAGATTAGATGAAAGCGGCCATCTTACAGGTTACTCAGATTGTTTTGGTGCTGGCCTTTTAATGGAAGAACTTTGCTTTGGTGTTGGGTCAATTAAACTAGACCAAATGGTTTCTGGTTATGACGATGGTGCTAGTTCTGATGAAACAGATGAAGATAAGCAAATAAGGCGTCAAGAAGCCGTACAAGCTAAAATAGCACAGTACCCAAATATGGACCTTACAAACTCTTTTCCTATGGACAGGTTAAGAAGGCTTAATTTGTCTACTGAAGAACTGATGCCTTGCGATATGAGAATGATAAAATCACCTCAAAACACTATTACAGCTATGTATTGGAATGGGGAAAATTGGGTCACTAACACTAGACACATTTCAGAAGATGGTAAGCCAGTTTTAGGTCTATTAGATAATTTAGAGCATTATTATATTTTGGGAACTTTTAGGCCAGTTAACTTTGATGGCACGTAAGCAGAAATGACCCATGTGTTTGCCCTCATGCTTTATGTGGGTGGCAATCTAATAGAACCCCCCATGTACTTTAGAAAAATAGAAACGTGTAATTATTACGCGAGAGAGACTGTACGCAGGTATGGTCTCTTAAATAACTCAAAGCACTTTGGGACAGCTTACTGTGTCCCTAAATATATTAATTTAGAAGAATTTAAGGTGTACTAGATGGATCAAAAAATAACCCACGCACCACTGATATTTGGTCTCGTAGTACAAGGCGCAGCGATAGTCTGGACAGTCTCAATGATGATGTCAGACATCCAAGAGAACCGAAAAGATATCGGACAGATGCAATTGCGTGTCTCTTCTTTAGAGGATGCAGTGCAAGACCAAGCAATTAGCTTGGCGCGTATCGATGAAAACATAAAAGCAATTAGAGGCGCAGTGGAAGTAATAGCCACAAATAAAAAATAACAGCAGGAATATATTATGGTAGTGGCAGAGGTGCTAACAGGGATTGCCCTGATTACTAAATCTGTTGAGTTTCTTAAAAAAACTGTTGGTACTGCTAAAGATATTTCTAGCCTAGCAGGTCAGATAGACGATCTTTTTGAAGGCAGTAAACAGCTTAAAATTGAGGAACGTAAGGCACGTAAAGAAGGCCAATCAATAACAGAAATTGTTATAAATCAACAACTTGCTGCCGAGCATATAGCCGATGTTAAGGCTTTAATCATAGGCCGATTTGGATATTATGCTTGGCAAGACATCTTAAAGTTGCAGCGAGATGCTCAACTTGAACAGAAAGCCCGTGCTGCAGCAAAGCGCAGAGAGGCTGAAGAGAAAGCAGAACTGGTTGGCGATATGGCAGTGGTAGGCTCCAGTGTCCTGATAGGCATCTTAGTGTTGGCAATAGTGGCTACTGTTCTGCTGATTATCTTATAGTAGGAACTAACAAACATGATGAACCTGATAACGGCACTACTCCCACAAGTAATGGGAGTGGTCGATAAAGTTATTCCAGATAAAGATGCGGCTGAGAAGGCCAAACAAGTCATCGAACTGGAACTAATTAAAGCAGCCAATGAAGTAAATCTAGCACAAGCAGAAACCAACAAAGTAGAAGCAGCACACAGATCGGTGTTTGTAGCTGGATGGCGTCCTGCGATAGGCTGGGTGTGCGCTCTAGGCGTCTTCTGGGCCTTCATGGGTAACCCCCTAGCCCAATACATAGCTGTGCTTCTAGGACACCCTACAAGCCTTCTCCCAGTGTTCCCTACAGACAAACTATTCGAACTGGTATTCGCAATGCTTGGCATGGCTGGACTTCGCAGCTTCGAGAAAATGAAAGGCATAGCTAAATGAGTACCGCAACAAAAGATGCAATGGAAAGTCTGCACAAGATGCTGGCAGAAACTTTGATTGACAGGATGAAAGACCCCGATGTCAAAGCTGGTGACCTTAATGTTGCCCGACAGTTTCTTAAAGACAACCATATCGAAGGCATAGCCGTAGAGAACTCGCCACTGGCAGACCTCGTAAAGACACTGCCAGACTTCAATGATGATGACACAGATATAAATGAGATGCGCCACTAGATGTTTAACAAAACAACCTCTCTTGGCGTACCTATAGAGAAAGACCCACTGACAGACTTCAGGAAGTTCCTGTTTGTTGTGTGGGACCACCTTAACCTTCCGAAACCTACAGATGTACAGTATGACATTGCGAAATACGTGCAGCATGGCCCCAAGCGTAGTATCATTGAGGCATTCAGGGGCGTAGGGAAGTCATGGATTACTTCAGCCTATGTGGTGTGGCTGCTGTACATGAACCCACAACTAAACATCCTAGTGGTATCAGCATCTAAAACACGATCTGATGACTTCACTACGTTCACCCTACGCCTACTCAAAGAGATACCTGTACTGGCCCACCTGATACCTACAGAGGACCAGAGACAATCTAGGATATCCTTTGATGTAGGGCCAGCAGCGGCCTCTCACGCACCCTCAGTGAAATCTGTAGGTGTGACAGGGCAGCTTGCTGGGTCAAGGGCTGACGTATTGATTGCTGATGACATAGAAGTCCCTAACAATAGTGCAACCCAAGGCATGAGAGACAAGCTGTCCGAGGCTGTAAAGGAGTTTGATGCTATCCTGAAACCAGATGGGCGTATCATCTATCTTGGGACACCACAAAACCAAGAAAGCCTATACAACAAACTACCAGATCGTGGCTATGAGTTACGCATCTGGCCTGCTAGGTATCCATCAGAGGACCAGATAATCGGATATGGCGATAAGATTGCCCCACTGATTGTAAGTAGGCTGGAAAACGACAAGGATTTACTAGGGGTATCTACAGACCCTGACAGGTTCTCTGACTTCGACCTAATGGAACGAGAAGCATCCTATGGTAGGTCAGGTTTCTCACTGCAGTTCATGCTCGATACGAGGCTCTCTGATGCCGAGAGATACCCTCTCAAGGTAGGTGACCTAGTGGTGATGGACATACCCATCCACGAAGGCCCAGAG